TTCGCTAAGGTACCAACCGCATCCACAATAGTTTTACCTTGTTGCTTTCGTTTATTTCCTGTCATTGGTGAGTATCTTATCTATGTTCGTGATAAGTTGGCGCTTATCGCCGCCCCAGACCGCTTCATCAAAATAATTCTCAATTGTAATTTGCTGGTCTGGAGTCAACCCTGTACTTAGCCAGAAACTATACCTACCATTAGCGTCAGGGGTACTATGTTCCAGATGCACACCTTTGCTAAGGTTCCTATACGCGGAGAACTCAGTACTGTGACCCTCGTAATTACCTTCCGTGCCAAACCGCCCTAGCATCCTGTAAAAGGATCCCATAATGGGCAGGTCGGCACTAAAAGCCAATCCACAAGAAGACAAGTCATTGAGCCAACGTTGAAACAAATCAACATTATGCCCAAGATTTACAGAAGTGCAGTCTTTTGCCAATGCTGTGCGGACATTCCTGGCCATCCGCCACACGCCGTTACTACAAACCGGCTTACATTGGCAAAATTCCACTTGTTCTAACTCAGATACTGGAGCTTCGCATTTCATCTTGAATCCAAAGTCAGCGAAATACTTGTGCAATCCGTCTAACTTCTTCAGATGTTTCTTGGCTATGAAAACAAGGCAGTCGTCACCATTATTAGCAAATTCATAAGGTACAGCCAAACTGTCCAGGTAAGACTTGCACATAAGGCACATTAGCAGTTTGTTGCCTAACGATGTGTTCATATCACCAGACATACGAGATCCACGTTTCTCGTATTTAAACCATCCATCATTGCCCCGAGCTACTCCAATGTTGTGGAGCTGATGTTTCAGGAGCCATTGTAAATGTCCAGATTTGAAAATGGCGTCATAGATACTATGTTCAAATTGTAAAGCTTGTTCTGAAACATGTTGGTCGAACCGAGATGCATCAAGTCCGACCACGGCGCAATTGAAAATGGATTGGAATTTATCTTTTAATATATTAGCTGTTTGTACAGAATTGTATTTGCTCATGATGGTGGGCGAACGAAATAAGTCGTCAATTGCGTCATAGATTTTGTGTTCTACAGGACGTAAAAATCTCCCAACCTCAACGTTGAACCTGGGCTCGCGTGGTTGTATGACGCGCGGCGCAGGATCTTCCTTGAGGGTGAAATTTATCTTCTCAGCTTTAACGAAAGTCTTGAGACGAGCATCACGGGAGCAGACCGGCTTTACAGCCAGACTGGCAACTGCTCGTTCATAGGTGGCGCGACGTGGTCCCTTGTAGTACTCAACGAACTGGTCGCGAGTCACAGGGGATTGCCGGCCAACGGAGCGAACAACCGTGCGTGCTAATGATGCAAGCCTCTCCGCAAACACGCCCGGGATGGGTTGAACACACTTGGTTAATGCCCTGTCGGTGTAGAGGACCCGTTCACCTACTCCACGCAAGAGGTTGGCTACGGAATTATTATAGGTGTTCAATTTATCGTCCGTA